TATGGATCAAACGACGAAAACGGCACTCGCTCGCCGTCTACGAGCACTGTGCAAGGATCAGGCGGCGGGGCATCAACACACTGCCCGTCAACGCATACGCACCCCTCGTCGCAGTCTTCCGAGGTTTCGCATGGGCCGCTGCACGGCGGCGGCGGGCAGCACGGGCAGACCATCAGGGAACCCTCACGCGAAGGAACGCCGACGTGTACGAAGAAGAAATGAACACAGCCGTTGACGTTGACGGACTGACCGACGTAATCACGGTTGCCGATCCGGTTGACTTCGACGTGGAGACGCTGATTGAGCAGTCGGTGGTGTTGAGCGTCGCGGAGACGGAAACATCGGAGACGTAGTTGATGCTTGACGAAGCAGTGCTGACGCTTGAGACGTAAGACCGCGAGACTGTATTCGTCACCATCACAGCAGTCGGGGCTTCCAACCTCGGCACGACGAGCCACCAGTTGGTCCCCTCGCGGCCTACGAGGCAGTCCTCATTGACGTAGCCCGTCAGCGTGATCGGCCACGACAGGTTGTAGGCTGTGATCGTAGCGGTCGGCTCATACTTGAGCGTCACCGTCTTGCTGCTGCCAGTAGGCCACGAGCCGCTGAACGTAGCAACGCGGACTTGCTTCGGCATCTTGTCATAGAATCGCTTATCGAACTGGAGCGGCACGCCACCCGAAGGCGTTGTCTCCGCACGGCGCACGACGCGCGCAATCCGCTCGGCGGACTCTCTCGTGAACTGCGTGGCTGAAAGTGGGCCGATAGGCGTCATGCTGGCACGTCAGGGAACAATGAAGAAAAGTCCGTCTCGGGATTGACGCGACGCGGCAGAATGTCAGGGCGGCCAGTCACGTTGATGTCGCCTTGATACAACGCAACAGGGTTCGGCGAAGCAACCCACTCGCTGTTTTTGAAGTCAAACACCATCGCCCTGCGCTTCTCGCCTCCAGCGATGAAGTTCCACCCCACGTCGGGGAGTTGGAGCTTCCATCCCGTCTGTCGGTACATTATTTGGGCCGACGTTGCCCAGTAAGAAATCACAGTCCAGTTGAAGAAACCCACCGTGTATTCGGCGTTGACTCCAGTGATCTTCCAAGTGTGAGTCGGACCACCGAACCACTGCGCGTTGTTGATGCTGTTGGTGTTAGACACCAGCGATGTCGGAAAGTTCGCGTAGTTCTTTTTCATCGTGGCCTTCGTCATCGTTTCTTCCGTGACAAGGCCTTCAAAGTAGTCGTTCGCGGAGTTGGTGAGCGGTCGCATCGTGCCATTCCCGCTGCCCTCATACCAGAAGAGCGCGGGGACTTGACCCTGCGCTGCCTCAAACGACCACTGTGCCGCCTGTGCGGTCGGCGTCAGGAGGTCGTTGGCGGTGAGCAGCCCGTACTCGGCCACGATCTGAATGTGATATGGCGAGTCGCCGAACCGCTCCGTGAGCGTGTATTTCCGCAGGCCAAGCGACGGGTACTCGGGATGCGACTGCCCCCACGTTGAAAGGCCCGCCGCTGCAGTCACCTGCGTCGCCACTGTCTCGACAGCCGCCGCCGTCAGCGTGTCATCCGACAACGTGCAGACCCACGACCGCTTCGCCACGCGGTCGCCCACGCGGTCGATGTCGTACTCGCGTGCCAGTTCGGTAGTGAGAACTACGGTCGTTGACATTATCGCTGCCCGAATGAGGAGTAGCCAACGATGGCTACGGGTGAGTTGAAGTAGTTGCTGCTCGCCTGCCCGATGCCAAGCGCGATGGCCTCAAGGTACTTGGTTTGCAAACGCTGCTGAATCAACGCGGGGTCTTGCCCATTGGCGATTGTTTGCAGCACGAGGCTCGCGCCTTCCGTGGTGCGAACGTCCTGCGACTTGATCGTGGTGGAGCCGAGCGTGTTCAGCTTCTCAAGCCGCTCCTCCTGCCGCTTCGCCTCGGCGGCTGCGGCCCTCTGCTGCTCCTCGAATATCTTCGCCTGCTCTTGAGCGTAGGCCTCCTGAGCCTTCTGCTGCTGTTGCTGGTAGGCGTTGGCGGCGGCCAGTTGCTGCTCTTGATAGGCCCGCTGATCCACTAGCAGTTGCTTCTGATCTACGATCTGCTTCTGGCGTCCTTCTGAGATTTGCTGCTCAACGGTCAACGCTTCCCTGAGTTGGTTGACCCGTTCCACCGCTGCGGCCGATGCCTGCCTGTCACCTTGCTCGCGTGCGGCCTGGAGCGACTGCCGCTCAAGGTTTAACTGCTGCTCAATCGCCTCGACGTTGAACGCGGCTTGCTGGCGACGAGCCGCAACCTCTTCGGCAGCAGCGATTTCGTTGCTTGTTTGCTGCGTCAAAAAGCCTTTCACGCGCTCGTTTGCGGCAGTTTGCTGGTTGAAAATCGCGCTCGCTGCCTCGTCGCGTGCCGCCTTCTCTTTCTGTCGCACGGCTTCAATCTGTTTGAGGCGATCTTCAAAGATGCTGCGCTGTCTGCTGATTTCCTTTTCGTACACATCGCTTGAAAGGATGACCCCATCCCTGGCTTGCTGTTGGGCCAAGGCCACACCTTCCTGCAACTTCATCGCCGCTTCGGCCCCGGCGTTGCCAAACTCGCCAGCCTTGTCAACCAAATCGGAAACGCTTTGCGACGTGTTGTTGAACGCGTCCGCAAAACCATTAGCAAAACCTTGGTCAATCGCCTGCTGCTGATCCTCTAACTTGGCTCGCAGTTGATCGAGTTGTGCCAAGCGTACCGCAGCAGCGTCGGCGGATTCCTTGTCGCTCTTGGCCCTTGCGTCAGCCAGTTGCTTCTCCGCTGCGGCCTGCTGCTCAATGACAAACTGAATGTCCTTTTGCACTTTTGCAGCAGAGTCGTTCGGGTTCAGCAGTTCTTCGATCCGCTTCTTGTCATCTTCCGCCTTCTTCTTTGCCTCGTCAGCAGCCTTCTTGGTTGCATCGGCTACCTTCTTGATTGCATCAATCTGCTTCTCGTATTCGGCGGTAGCGTTGGCGACGCCGCGAGCGTATTGCTCAGCGTTCAAGTCTGCCTCGTTGGCCTGCTCTTGAAGGTCAGCGAGTGCCTGCTGGAACTCGTAAGCAGCGTCGAATCCAGCCTGACCAAACTCAGCGGACTTGGCGATGATGCCGTCGAGTGCCTTGCTGCCAGCCTCAAACGCCTTTTCCAAATCTTCTTGTGCCTTGATCGCTGCCTTGGCCGCGTCCTCTGTCTCCTCTGCGGTGAGGGCTACAGCCGCTGCGGTCTTTTCCGCAGTAGCCTCAATGCCGCCAAAGATAGCTCCAAGAAAACCTCGCACCGATTCAATAGCGTCGTTGATGCCCGTCCAGAACTCCGTGACGTACTTGCTCGCCTCGTCGATAGCCTGCCCAACTGCACGTCCAGCAACGGCAAGCGGCTCCAGTGCCGTCGCAATGAGGTTCAGCACAACAGACGCAACTTGAGCAATCCCGTTGATGAACAACCCAAAAACGCTCAGCACAGGCGAGAACGCGTCAAGCAGGTTGCCCAATGCCCGCCCAAACGACGTAATAGCGGGTGCGAATCCTTCGGCCAGCGACTGCACTTGCCCGATGAACGGGGTCAGCAGTTCGCGGCCGAGACCCAGCGCGCTCCGCTGCAAGTTCTCAAATGCTCCGTCAAGTTCAAGCAAGCGGTCTTTGTCGAGGTCGGTAATCGCTCCGCCAAAACGACGCACCGCCAACTCCGCGCCGGGCAGTTCGCCAAACGCACGGATCAGCGACTCGCCGCCCTTGCCAAGGACGTCAAGTTGCAGTTGTGCTTGTCGTGCTGGCTCGGGAATCTGCTCAAGCGCAGTTGCTACTCGCGAAGCAAACTCGGTCGGATCGTTCTGCCCTTGCTGGATTTGCTCTAGTGAGAAGCCCAGTTGCTGCAACCCCTTGTACGCGTCGCCCGTTCCCTTTGCTGCGTCCGATAGCCGCTTGCCGAACCGTTGCACACCAGCAGCCAACGCGTCCACCGAAACCCCAGCGCGGCTCGCTGCTTCATCCAGAACTTGAATCGCCTGGAAGCCTACGCCCGCCTGCCTCGCAGCAAACGACAACTCCTCTACCTTGCCAGCAAGGTTCGCCAACGCGGGGCTGGCTGCGGCGGTTGATGCCGCCAATGCAGCAACGCCTGCCACGGCAATCCCTACGGGGTTCGCCAGCGCAGCAAGCGCGGTTCCAGCCGCGCCTAGACCCTGCGACAGCCCACCAGCAGCCAGCCGACTGACTCCCTCGGCTGCACTCGCCAGACCGGACAGCCTGCCAGCCACATTGCCAATCGGTCCCGGCAACGCGGACAGCACGCCGCTGAGTTCGTTGAACTTGAGTTTGCCAGCGTCGCCAGCACCGGCTGACTCTTTCCCAAACTTGTCAGCGGCAAGCGTCGCCTTCGCGTAGTCTTTGGAGACACGCTGCAACGCCGTGGAATACTCGGCCTCAGTGAGCAAGCCCGCCTTGCGGAGCGCGTTGAGTTCCCGCGTCGATACTCCGTAGTCTCGTTGTGCCTTCTGCTCCTTGGTAAGATTGGCTTCAACAATCGCAGCGGCTCGCGTTGCCTGATCCGCTCGCGTCTTGTCGGCGGCGGCAGCGGTCTTGGCCGCTTCGGCTGCTGCTGCCGCCGCAGCCTTGTTCGCACCACTCGCCTCGGCGGCAGCACGGTTGAACGTCTCCTGCTCAATCGCACCGAGTTTCAGCAGTTCGTTTAGCCTCGCCAGTTCTTCCGCCCGCTTCTCCTCCTCGGTTCGGTTGGCTACCGTGATGGCCGCACCTTCGCGGAACGCCTCTGCCGTCTTAGTGGCTTCTGCGGAAATCTTCTCAAACTCAGCCGCAAACTGCTCGCCGTCAATCTTGCCTGCGCGGAGAGCAGACTGCAAAAACGCAAGGTCAGTGGCGAACTGCTGCTGCGCCCTGCCCGCACCGCCGCTCGCGGTGGCAAACGTCTTGAACACCTCCGTGACCTTTGCGGCCTCGGTGTCCAGTTGCTTGAGCGCACGCTCAACAGGCGTGAGACTTTTCTGGATGCCAGTGGCATCCGCAGAAATCTTCAACGCTAGTCCGAGCACGCTTGCCATCAGTCAAATCCCAGTTGCTTCTTCAAGTCCATGATCGCTTCTTTCGCTTGCAAGATGTGCTGCGGTGGTGTCTCAATCGGATTGAAGTCGCTGGCTTTTGGGCATTGTCCTCGTGCGCTGTAGGGAGCCATCATCGCGGAGACGAGCAGACCTGTTTGCGCCCATGAGTCGGGGATCGCTTGAAAGTGACGGACGTATGCCATCCACTCCGCAAGTTCTCGCGTTGTCATGCGGCGTTCCAGTTCGCCGACCGTCATTCCTAGATGCCCCGCCAGCCGAAACAAGAACTGTCTCGACGGACGGAGATTTAGTTTTTTGCGAGTTCCTCCACGTCTGCCTCGCTCATCGCGTTGTGGCTCATCGCCTTTTCAAAGAGCGTAGACACAACCTTCGCCGACTTGCTTGCGAGGCTGGCGATCTGCTCGTCGGTGAACAGCCGCTCGCCGCTCTCGGGGTGGCACAGGCAGCGGGCGAGGAACTTCGTGCGGAAGTTCTCGATGCCGCTTTCACGCTTGCCGATCCACTCGCGTTCGTAGCCGTCGCGTTCGCCGACCGTCATCACGCGGATGCCGAGCACCATCGGCTTTCCCTCAGCGTCGGGCCATTCTTTCACCGTGACCTTGAGGATGCCGAGGTCATCGGCGGCGAGGATTTGGGCTGCGAGTTCTGCTGCTGTGAGTGGCATACCTAAGACTCCATGACAATCTTGAAAACGCCGACGTACCGCGTCACGTCGTTGACGGCCCCGGTCGCACGAAGCGACTGACAGATGGCCTTCGTCGTGAAGGTCAGCCCGCCGCCGATCACTTGGAGCGTTGACTTAAGGCCGTACTGATCAGCCGTCAGCCGCGTCGTGGAATAGGACGATATCTCTATAGTCCCTGCGTCAAGAGTCCAGCGCGTCGAGCGGCTAAGTGGCAACTCGCCGCCACGCTGCACGTCGATCTTCGACACCTCACCGAACGCCGTGCCGTTCCAGACGGCAGTAACACCAACGCAAGGAATCGCCATGACGGGCCTCCGTCATGCAACTACGAGCGAGCGATGCGGAGCGTAGCCTGCCCTCGGATCGCGTCGTTCGTCGCCAGCGTCAGCGTGCTGGCGTTGACGGTGTACGAAACGGCAGAAAACAGAGCAGTCCCGCTCACGGTGATGAGGCAAGTTCCGGTCGATGCGTCGGCGATGATTGAACGGCCGAGGTAGTCAAACTGCACCGTGCGACCCGTGTCGCTCGTGCTGCCCTGGAGCGGTCTGTCGAGCGTGGCAATAGATGCACCTTGCGTGAGGCCAAGGTGCGATACGTCGATCTTCTCTTGGTCAGCCGTCGGGTCGGTAAACGAGACAACGATGTTGGTGACGGTGTAGAGGTCAGCCCCGAGCCGCAGGGTCGTGCCTGCACCGGCGTGTGGAGTCGTGATCGACATGGTGTGCTATATCTCCTGCCACATGATTGAGAAAGTCTGCGTCACGCTGTAGACCGGAGGAATGTCGCCTCCCGCCAACTGGATGAACCCGTCTGCCTCGTTGTCGAGGCTTACGTTGTCCACTACTACCGAGTCTGACGGCGATCCCCCGTACCCATCCAGAGCACGCCGCACGCGGTCGGCGAGGTCTCTTACTGCCTCATACGTCTCGGCGTAGAGGTCGACAGACATCACAACGGTGGGCATTCCCATCGGGCCAGCAAGCGTGTGCGACCGCTGGACGCCAGACCGCCGCCACGTTGCAAACGGCAGAGCAGCCGTCGCCGGGGCGATCACGGGATACACTCTCGTCCCCACCACAGCCGCCACCGCCGGGTCGGACACGAGGACAGCGGCAAGACTTTGCTCAGGGCTCTTGAGGGGCATACCGCACTATGCGGCACGCCCCCCCGCCCCATGCAGCCTAGAGCGTGTCCGTGCCGCTGGCGGAACCAGAATCCCTGTACCGGAGGGCGGCCCATGCTTGCTCCAGCGTCAACGCAAGGTCGCGTCGCAGCGAATCAGCCACGAGGGATTGCGTCTGCTCCCACGCTGTCTTGAGCGGAGGCATCCCTGTAGCACCGCCGATTGGCATCTCGGGAATGATGATTGGCGTTTTTGATTTGCGAAAAAACGCCTTCGGATAGGCGGGGTCAGTCTGCACCCGACCGTCGCCGACAGACTTCGCTATCGAGAACGGCCCGAGCTTGTTGAACGACGATGCGATGTAGGTCGGCGTTCGTTCCTCAACGGTGTGAAGAACGCCCTTGCCCATCACCAGTTCCCACTGCCCATTCCGGCGACGTGCAAACGGCTTGGTCGGGCTTTTTCTGGCGTAGACTCGCCGCTTGGCCTGAGTGATCTTTCGCTCCTTCGTGCCGAACTCAACAAGCCCCTGATGAAACGCTCGATCCTTGCCAGCCCGCACGCTGCCGCCTGCGGCACTACTGGAAGCACCACTACCAGCCCGCGTGTAACCGACGACCCCAACTGCCACGCCGTCCTGCTTGTAGGTGACAACCTTGCTCGAAACAGCACGCTTGAGGTTCCCCGTTGGGCCGACAGGCGTGATGTACCGAAGGTAGTTCACCGTAGGCTTGATGGCCTTGCGGATGATCGGTGCAAGGATTTCCGCAGCCTGCTTGTTCGGAAAAAACCGCTGGATTGACTGCCTCAGGTTAGTGAGTTCCGCAGTGTTGATGTCAAGCCTAATTCCGGCGACTGCCATCAGACCGTCTCCTGACAAATCAGTTCGTGGATGCTGCGGTTCTCATGCTCAAGGATTGAGATGATTTCCAGAGTGCGGCCACGCCACGACAGCCGCATCTTCGATGTGAGGCCAGTGAGGTATCGCATCTTCACGCGGTGCGAGAGTTCAATCTGCTGCTGGCCCGCCAGAAGGTACTCGCGTGCCGTCACGCCGTTCACGCTGGCCCACACTTCGGCAAACGTAGACCACTCAGAAATAGCCTCGCCCAAGCGGTTCCGATTCTCGGTCGCCTGCTGCACCGTCACGCGTTCGCGGAGCGTCCCGGCATCAAGAGCCATACATCACCGCCGTGTAAGTGGCTGTCCCGCTGTTGGTTCGGATGGTAAAGCCGTCGATGCCGCTTTGCTCTGGATGCAGCACGACAGGCGTATTGGCGATGACGCGGGAATATGCCGAACCAGACACCTCCGACAACTGCGCCTCGGCGGAACAGATGAACGCAATCACGCTCACGCCGTTTTCAAACGAGACGATTGAACCAGCAGCGTTTCTGTACGTTGAGGGATCAGTCAGGAAAGTTTGGTTTGACGCTCCAACAGTGCCGGTGACCACGGCCACCTTGCCTGTCAGATACTCACGCGATGCACTCAGGCTCACGACATTGAGCGACTCGTCGCCGTCTTTGTCATGAAACGTCGCGTCAACGCTGATGCGGCCTTCGATGCTCACGGGTTGAGGTTTTCGCAGAGGATGATCTTGTACGTTCCCGTCCCGACGCCACCCGTCATCTCAATCGAGGGGACGTATGCCGGATAGCAAGTCACAGCGGGAATACCCCTGAAAGAGCGCATCTGGAACTGCAAGTCGCCGTAGTCGTTCAACGCTCTCAAGTGGTCGCCGCTCCATGTGAAAATCACTCGCTCCACCGAGTCCATGAGAACCGCTTGGCCTGCTGCGTTTCGGTAGGTTGTCTGCCCGATGGAACCAAACGTGATGGTCGCCGTCCCCGCCGTTCCCGTGATCACGGCGACCTTGCCTGATGGGTATTCCTCCGAGTGGTTCAGCGTCACGACCTTGATGGCCGACGTGCCGTTCACGTCGTGGAACAGCACGTCCACGTTCACCCGTCCGTCGAGCGTCATGTGTATGACCCCCACGCGATGGAGTCGAGCAGCCGCTTCGCGGCGTCTGGCATCTCACCGCCGCCACGCTTCTCGTAGATTTCGTGGACACACATGAGCAGAGCGGTTTTGACTCGCTGCGGCACGTCGGCTGCGGAGCCATACCCTGCCCACCATGTGACGGCCACAGAGTTCTGGTCGAGTAGGTGCGACGGCCACGAGCCGTTGTAGATGTTGCGGATCACGCCCGGTGAAGCGTCGCGATCCACGCGGTACTCGGTCGTGGCAAGCGTAGCGGTCGCCAGCGAGTCGCCGGTCGTGTAGGTGACCGACACCGCCGTGGCTGTGCCAGCCGTCGCCATCGGTGGGCGAGGCAGTTCAATCTCGGCGGGGAACGCATCGAGCCGCATGACGAGCTGCTGCGTGACCAAAGCACGGTCGATGTAGTCCTCGCACCACTCGCGGGCTGACGTGATGTAGCCCGTGATCAGCGAATCGTCTGCCGTGGTGTCCACGCGGAGGTGGCTCTTGGCCTCGGCAAGTGTGATCGGCTCCGCAGCCGGGGCGGTCAGTCTCTTGAGGCTGCGGTAGCGTCTCACCTTTTTCGTCTCCTCGGCGTCACGTCGGCCGTCTCGGCCACCGGCTCTACGCTGGCTGTCTCAATCAAGGTCTGCTGCGAGTCGCGCACCTCGGTGGCGTACTCCCACGCGACGAGGCCTTCGGCCTGCCGCTCCGGGAGGTCGAGGACTTCGCCCGGCTTGTACGCACCATAGGGTCGGAGCATCCGTATTTTCATGCTTCAATCCACCTTCCATGCAGAGGCGGGCGGCTTGCGGGTTTCCTGCCACTCGTTGCAATACTGAAACACAGGCTTCCCCAGTTCTTGGCTAGGCCATGTGATGACGTACTCGCCGTGGCCGATTGCCACTCGCGGCGTGATGTAAAGGCGGTTGCCGCACTTCTTGAACTGCCTCCAGAACGAGATGTCGGAATCCACTCGCCCTTCGTCCCAGCGTCCGTCTGGACCCGGCTGTTCATGGAACCACGGCCTTGCCATTCGCCGCAGGGCAGCGGTTGAGATGATCGTGCAGCCGAAGTGAGCGGTGTCCACCTGTTGCACGGGATGCCCGAACCATTCTTTCGGTACTTGCGTCACGCCTCCTTCCGGCGGGTTGTCGAGCGTGTCCAGCAGCGTGAGCATCGGCCTGCCGTCCTCACGCTTGGTTTGGATTGGCGCGAGTGCATCGCACTGGAACGTCATGGCGAGCGCGAACAGATGTTCGATGTTCTCTCGTGACACGAACGAGTCCATGTCCAGCGTGATGATGTATTCCGTGGTCGGCTCAAACTTCTCCAGCATCCGCGTGAGCACTTGACTCCAGAACGCACCCTGCCCGAGCGTCGGGCGAATGTGCAGCGGCATCATCGCTTCGATGAACCCGAATATGTTGATGAGCGGCCCGAAGCGAGGGCCAGAAAGGATCGCTTCGCACCGAACGTCAACCGACGATCCGCCGACTTGAACGAGCATATTTTTGCATTCCAGAAAGTGAGAACGGCGGGGAGGCTTGCGCCTTCCCCGCCGTCTACTGTGCTCGATGTGTCAAGCGATCAGCCGACCGCCTGCGTGTTCACGTTCTTCTCGGACGCGCTCATCGGACCCGCTTCAGCCTTGCTCAAGCGGCACGACGTGATCACGGTCGAGGTCGAGGCGGGGGTCGCGAACACCGTCAAGTACCGCCTTTTGCCACGGAGGTCGATTTCAAAGCGGTGGGCATATCCCACCGACGCCGTTGCGGTCACGCCAGCAGCCACGGTGAAGTCCGTACCAGCAACGAACCCGCTGATGTTTACCTGACCGGAACCGCTCGTGTCGCTTTGAGCCACCCGCAGCACGGTGGCGGCGGTGGTCGGAGGCGATGCGGCGGTGAACGGGCTGAACAGCACGTCAATCGACGCGTTGGCAAATCCGAGCGTGTCGATTTCCAGCGAGTGCGTGGCACTCGACGTGACCGCCACCTCGGCCTTGCTGACGCTCTTCGTAGCAGCAACGTGATTCATGGATCAAAAATCTCCTAGGGAGTGAGTGTCAGGATCAGGATCAGCCGAACTTGAGGGCCACAACAGGACCGGCCTTGGTCGTGCTGCCGATGTCGTTGACCACCATCGCGTTGCGAGTGGTGGCGAAGGTGAGAGTCTGGTCGAACTCAATATAGCGCTCGCTGGCGGTCTTGATCGAGATGGCCCGACGCTCGCCGAAGATGGCAGCCTGCGACAAGTCGCCGAACAGGGCAGCACACCCGCCGGTCGTGCCGGTGAGGCGGCTTTCCATGCTCTGCACCAGCGTGACGGGGTAGCCGAGGAACGTCTCGCCGAAGCCAGACGCCACGTTATCGCTAGAGTTGCCGCCAGGGCCAGACGCGCCGCCGGGGAGCATAGCGAGCCGCAGCATCGCGGAACCCCAGCCAGCCGGTGAGATGTACCACCGAGCGTTCCGGTTCCGAGCGTACATCGGCAGCCGAGCGAGGAGGTCGGTGAAGTTCTTCATCGTCAGGTCGCCGAAGGTCGTGTTGCTCGTGGCAGTCACGACGCTCGCCGAATAGGCCGACTGGAGAATCTTCACGGCGATGCCGGTCACACCGTGGTAAGCCAGCGTACCGTCCCCGATGAAGCCCGAGTTGTCGAAGGCCTCGCTGAACGCCTGAGCCGTCTCGACAGCCATCGCGTCTGCAAGGTCGATCACCGAGTCCTCAAGCAGCGAGTTCGGGGTGCGGTTCGCCACGCCCCAGATTCTCGCGTTGAGTTCCACGTTGTCGAACGTCACGTC